ACCCCAGAATCTGCCAGAAGGCAGCCATCAAAACAGCGTACATAGGAACCTCAAGCGGTGAGGATGATAAGCACCGCGACCAGCGCCCAGACGGCGGCCATGATCGCGAACAGTTGTGGCCGCACGCCTTCGAGCAGCGTGCAGTGGGAGTCCATCACAATGTCCTTGTCGAACAGGCTGAACTGCGGCTTCGGGCACTGCGCATCATGCGAAGGCACCACGTAATGCTTCAGCCCCGGCATCAGGTCGGTGATCGGCTTCAGGATCGCGGAACCGGTCGGCGCATCGCCAGGACTCGGCGGCGCGCTGTCCTTCGGGTAGTCGCCCCACTGCACATCGACCTTGTTGCCGACCGTGACCGCAACGACGTTCTTCACGTTGACGTCCGTGATCGTGCCCGTGCCTGGACTCGTGCCAGTGCCGGGCGCGGGGTTCGTGCCCGGATTCGTCGCCGGCTGCGTCGCCGTTGCGGGATCGATCGCGGGCGCGACACCGGCTCCGGTCGACACGGGCGCAACCAAGTCGGAGTTCTTCGGCCAGCTCGCGGGCGCAGCCTGCTGCACCGTCACCGCGTCCGTCGCCGTCACCGGGTCCGAAGCGCTGTAGGGCACTCCCTGATAACCAGGTTGCGCCGCCGCCTGCTGCCACAGCCCGTTCGCAATGGTCGCGATCGTCGCCGGGGCGGCGTCCTTCGCCAGCTCGGTATCCGGTATCTTGGAAACGATCGTGTTGATGTCGCCCTTGAACGTGTCGCCGACCACGAGCGGGTTAGGCCCCATCGTGATATTGACGGTCGTGTTAATCCAGGTGTTGCCTTGCGCGGTCCCGCCCGATCCGATGCGCTGGGCGTGGCACGCCACATTGCCGTTTGCGTCCTCGGCGTCGCAACCCGTGTTGTTCCACTGCGAGCCGTCGTTAGGCGCTTCCCACGCCGTCTTTGCCAACGCCATACAGGCGTCCGGCCCGTCGCAGTACAGGTAATTACCGAACCCATACACTGGCAGGTTCTGCGGCACGCGGGCATTCTTCGAGCCGACGATTCGATACTTGCCGTCGATCGACAGACCCGGCTGCGTCCAGTTGCCGCCTCCCGAAGCCACGCCGACAGTGCCATACGGCGCATCGCCGCTCGGGCTCTGCACGTAGAACTTCGCTGCCGACGAGCTGTCATCGAAAAACACCTTGTAGACGCCATAGGCCAGGCCGCCCACGACTGCGGCAGCGCCCAGGGCGCCGGCGACGCTCAGCCACACTGGCGCAGAGGCAGCAGTCAGCGCAGCAGCAGCAGCATCGGCAGCAACGGTCGCCGCGACGCTGGACGCCCCGCCGAAGGTAGCCGCAATGCGTGGATCGTTGGCAGCGAAGCCGCGACGAATCGCTGTCTGCTGGATGGTCTTGCCGATCGCCGCATTGACCGCACCCGAGTAGTTCGGGAGCGCGCCGGCCTCGGCCTGGTAGACGACGAGCATCGACAACAGAAAAACGTAGATTTTGGTTCTCACCGAGACACCCCCCACAACACCAGGACAACAACGACAGAGACACCCACCAGCACCCGATGCCGCAGCACGAACAGGATCACGATCGCAAGCGGAGCGGCCAACGGTTCCCACCAGGCACCGCCCACGACGAAAGCCTGCGAGAACGCGAAGCACACCACCGACACCAGGTACACGCCACCGAGGGCCACCAGCGGCCAACACTGCAACAGCGCACCCACGGCTCACCCCTTCAGGCCTTCGATGACGGCGTACGCCGACACCAGGCCCCAGAGGAACACGCCGAAATACCACAGCTCATTGATCGTCATACGTCACCACCAGGAAAGTTAAAAAAAAGGGGAGCCCGAAAGCTCCCCGGCCATGCAATCAGGCGCGATTAGCGCTTGAGCATCGACAGGCCGATACGCGCGCCCTTCATAGCGACGTACACCACGGCCAACAGGCCAGCGATCGCCATGATGGCCGTCGTCACGGTGCCAAAATCTACGGCGCCAGTCAGGCCACTCATGTCCGGACCAGCCGCCGAGGCGTTCTGGGCAATAGCCATGCCCGAAGCGGTTGCCACGGCAGCGATGACGCCCACTTTGCGCAGACCACGTTGAATTGCTTGATTCATTTAAAACTCCCTGTTTCAGAAATCGGGGAAACCGCCCCGCCGGTTGTGCCTAGACGGCTAGTACTGCTTAACTTTTGATCCTGTTGAGCACGACACCAGCCGCCTTACTCACCAGGTACAACCCGACCACAAACGTGAATGCCATGCCCCAGATGCCAGCCGCTGCCGCGTAGTCGAAATCGCCGTTCTGGGCCTCGATACTGGCCGCGTTCGTAGAATCGAACACGTAGCCCTGCACAGTTGTCATCGCCTGACCTGACGGGCATGGCAACTGTGGAGAATCAGACGGCACACAAACGACAACGGTCTGAATCGATCCGATCGTCATCGCCTCTCCTACTGCATCACTTGGGTTACGAAAAAGCCCTCATGGCAGTTGATGGCGGCCGTATCACAAGCTTCGGCGAACCCATCAAATCGACCAGCTTCGTGCGCCCAAGGCGTGAACCCGACGTCGCCCTCACATGGCATCAGAAACAGGGCCGACTCTTTGTCTTGCACGATAAATCTGACTTCGGGCTTATGCGGCGCCATTTTTGGCACCCGCAGGCGACTTGGCGGCATCAACCGGACGCAGCGAATGGATCACGGTTTTCTGGGTCTTACCGTTAGTGACGATCTCCATTTCAGCGACAGCCATGAACGGCCCGGAGCCTGCCAGGTGCTTGTATTTCTGGTATTCGTCGGCCTTGCCCAGACCATACTCAGCGGTTGCCGTTCCAAATGCGGTGTCTTTGCTCGCATCCAGATCCGTTTCGACAAAGACCTTCGTGCTGTCGAACGCTTGACCGTTTTCCATCACGCCCTTGGAAAATTTCATGCCGGTGACTTTGATCGTCGAAGTAAATTTCATTGTTTTTCCTGTTTCGATGGCCTACGCAAAACCGTGTTCCCCATTGAGGCCGAAAGATGGGACGGTGGTTATGAATTGAACGAACGACGGGACCGGAGGGAGCTCGTGAATTGGCGTTGCCCCTGTCGTGGCACTGCTGGTAAGCGGCTTCATCCGTTTAGGCCAGTAGTCATCCGCTTCGTTGCAAATGAGGTCGAGAGCTTGTTTGTCGCCCCACAGCTCACGAAAGACGCGGATGTACTTCCCGAACTGATGCTTCGTCACCTCGACGCAGGCGTCGATCGTGATCTGTGCGGTCTTGCTCTTTACTTCAAAACGCCTTGGCGTCTCGACGTGGGCGAACTGACTGATGCATGGATACGCGCCCACAAAAAACTCAGTCGGGTTTAGTAGCACCTCTGGTTCAATGACGGTGCTCGTATTCTTGAATTCAATCTCGCAGCGGCACCAATTGCTGTTCTTGTCGCCTTCTTTGCGGCCCTTCTCATAAAAGCGAGCGAACTTCGAGGAAGTACGTTGGCCTACGGTGAGCGTGCGGCCCTTGCCACTCGGGCGTTTCCAGTTACCGAGCATTTGGATTTCAGGAGGACGTCCACCCAACTTGAAGCTGAAGTTGCCAGCCTCCCACTGCGCTTCTGCCCAATCGACGGAGAGGTAGGCACCGTCGAAATCATCATGGGCGAGGTCGATGCGCGATATGGACGGACGTACCGCAACCTTCTTCAAAAATCCATACAGGCGCTGTTCCCAGCCTGCTTCAGCGTGTTGGCAACCTTGCCCCGTCAATGTGACCAACATCGTCGAGCGTTGGCCGCCAAAGCAGACGAAGCCCATCCCGTCCCCCAACACCCAGGACTCGCGGTAGAAGTTCATCCCCCGATCCCGCTTTTCCGTGATACCGAAGCCGAAAATCTTCTGGAACTGGCGGCTGGCCTCTTCGATAATCTGGTCATCCGTCACCAAAATTTGCCGGGCCGTTTTGAAAAACGTGTCTTCAAGGACCGTGAAGTTGATCCAGTCAATGATGCAGGCCTGAGTCTTCGACGGCCGGCGGACCATCACTGTTTTGGTCTTACCGGAGTCGGTCATGACCAACGAAACCTCGCCCAGGTCCTCGTCGGATACCGATGACCACGCAGACTGATCGTCAGCAAGCTCGGCGCCTGTCAGGTTTTCCCCCATGTTATTAATGGGGTTGCTTGCGGCTGCTGTTACCTGCGTTTTTTGCGGCACTAACCCAGTTGCGGGCGCGCTGTCGCCGATCCGTTCCGTCCTCGCTTCGCTGCGGGCGGTACGTTCGGCGACACCGAACGCCGATTTGGCCATCCCATAGAGCTGCGATTTCACGTGCCGTGCGGAAGACCGGCCGGTCGCATCGATATATGCTTGTTCGGTAAAGCTCTTTGGTTTCATTTCGTTTTGTTCGCCTCAAGCGCGCCCTGCGCGCCGCGCATGACTCAACTATTCAAAGGTCAAGATCTGTCTACAGAAGAGACCGCATTGCGCCCCTGGCGCCTTCTGTTACAGCGCAAATTCCTTACGGGCCAGCTCGCGTTGCAATGCGACTACATTGATCAAGCGCCGACGACCGAGCGTCACCGTTGGCAAGATGCCGCGATTCAGGTGTCCAAGCACTACGCCAGGCGGAAGGCCGACAGATTCTGCAAACTTTTCTAAGGTCATGAGACCGACGCTCATAGCGCTTTGTGCAAGCTGGTCCACTGCAAAGCCCTGTTCCTCAGTCTGCGTTTTCTGGATCGCAATGTTCCTCATAGCGTCGCCCTCAAGTAAGATATGGCACAACATCCAACACCTTTGGATATCATCCAAACATTGGATGATGCCCAATGTTATTGGATATCATCCAAAAATGTCAAGGAGCATCAGTGATGGGGAGCAACACGACCGAGCGCGCACGTGAGTTTTTGCGTTACTTCAACTCTAGTTACGGGTGGTTTGAGGAACTGACCGGCGTAGCGGCCAGCAAGTGGCGGGATTTAGACAGAGGGAAAACGAAGGCAATTACCGCTGAGATGATCGATGCGTTCGGTCGGACTTGGCCCGAGTATGTGTTTTGGCTTGTCACAGGATCAGCCTCATCGCGACGGGGGCAATGCGATCCCTTCGACTATCTTGATATGACCTATGGATCGGTCAGGGTGCTTGAGCCGGGTGACTACCGATTTTGGCGGAACGATGCAGGCGTACTCTGCCCAGGTGAAATGTCAGCGGGACACCCGGAGAACTCAACCCAGCACGAAGTAGCGTTGGCTGCGAAATTTCTCTATTTTTCCGCTGTAGTCAATGAGTCAGAGGCCGAAAAATTGGCACAGAACTTCCAGAAGGAGTTCTTGAAACCATTGAAGGCAGGCCAGGAATTAGTGATGTCGCTAGACGAGTTAAAGCAGTGGGTGAATCAGTTCCCCCTGCACTTGAACTAATTTTTGCTTATGACCATAAAGAAGACAGAGGGCGGATGGCTTGTCGACATTCAACCAGGCGGTCGCGGCCACAAGCGCATCCGCAAAACAGTCCCGACAAAGTCCGAGGCCCTTCAATTCGAAGCATGGGCTAAAACACAGGTTGTCCAAAACGATGGCTGGGTGAAGCCCAAGAAGAACCTCACGAAGCTGTCTGAACTCATCGATTTATGGCAGTCCCATCACGGCATCCAGTTACGACATACGCGGACGTACGGCACGCTCCTGCGCGTATGTGAAGCACTAGGAAACCCAATAGCTGAACAACTGAAGTCGGAGCATTTTGCGGCTTATCGGTCCGCCCGCCTAGCCGAAGGCGTTACGCCCAACACAATCAATCGAGAGCATGCGTATCTGCGTGCGGTATTCAACGAGCTGATCCGGCTTGGCTTCTGGACAGAGAACAATCCGCTGGCCCGGCTGCGACAGTTCAAGATTGCAGAACGCGAGCTGTCTTATCTGACGGACGACCAGATTCGCGCCTTACTCACGGCATTAAAGCGCCGGAAAGATCGGGACGCGCTGTTGATCACGAAACTGTGCCTAGCGTCGGCCGCGCGTTGGAATGAGGGGGAATCGCTACGTATCTCGCAGCTCCACAGCGGCATGGTGCACTTCACCCAGACGAAGACAGACAAGAACCGGTCGATCCCGATTGACGACAGCTTGGCCGACGAGATACGGGAGTTCTACCAGGCGGGGAATAGAGATGCGTCAGGCCGAATATTTAAAAGCTCGGTCGGGGCATTCCGTATGGCCGTGAAGGAAGCAGGCATTGAGCTGATGCAGGGCCAGCTTACACACGTGCTGCGCCATACTTTCGCCAGCCACTTCATGATGAACGGCGGGAACATCTTGGCGTTGCAAAAGGTGCTCGGCCATTCAAGCCTGCAAACGACCATGATCTATGCCCACCTCAGCCCGGACCACCTACAGGAAGCCAAGCTGCTGAACCCGTTGACGCGGTTGACACTTGGTTGACACCCCACAAAGCAACAAGGGCTTACATCGCTGTAAGCCCTTGTTTTATATGGTGCCGGCTGCAGGACTCGAACCCGCCACCTGATGATTACAAATCAACTGCTCTACCTGATGAGCTAAGCCGGCAATGTGGCCAGAATTATACCCTTATTTGATCCGGGTCAACGTCGGGCGTCCACCTTTTTTGGGTGGATCGTCGTCGTCGTCGGGTACATGCGACACCTCGGACGCCTTGGCCGGCACGGCGGCCAACCCCGGAGCCGAAGAAGCCGAAGGTTCCGGGGCGGACGGGGGCAGGTCGGCGGCCGTCGTCGTGACGTCGAAGGCCATGCCTTGGCCGTTTTCGTTGGCGTAGATGGCCAGCACGTTGTGCACCGGGATGTACAGCTCGCGCGAGACGCCATTGAAACGTGCCCGGAAAGTGATCGCGTCGTTGTCCATTTTCAGCCCGGAAGTCGCGCCATAGCTGATGTTGAGGATGATCTCGCCCTTTTTCACGTATTCCATCGGAACCGTGGTGGCGGCGTCGACCT